AGCTGAAGTTTAGAGTTACACCACACCCGTACCCTCTTGTCCTTCTGCGAGGTTTTCGGCGAAGAAGTGGGATTTTCCTGAACTCCAGCCGCCCCTTGCGCCTTTATAGCGGCTGGGATAGAGCAGCGGGATAGCCCATTTTGGTGTTTCGATGTCCAGTTGTCCCATTGATTGACCTGATATGGTATTGGTTGCTTTTTTAGTGAGATATCCACCGGCGACAAGGCAAAGCTAGAAGCCCATGAATACTACTCCCTCACAGATGTGGTTTCCTTCAGCAGTTTGCCCTTACTGTCGATGATAACCCGCCTTATTTCGGTAATTTTATGCTTATTGGTGCTATTAATCTGGTCATAGTAGGCTTGAACGTCCACATGCTTGCCCAGGGTTTCAAGGTTTTTCAGCTTATCGGGCCACTTTAACCGCTTTAAATAGCCCATCGCGCGTTCTGGATCGTCCTGCCCGGCCCTGATTTCCTGAACATCTATTGATGAGATTGAGATACGCCAGACTTTCGGCCAGTCAAGGAGAGGTTTAAATGTCCAGTCTGGGTTTAGAATATCGGTAATGTCCATTTGGTCGATTTCAGCGTGACGATTTAAGACGTAAGCTGCGTCAATTACTGAATTTTCTACAGCTTTATCCCTTAATTCCTTAATCCTTATAGCTACTTTAGCGTTCTTTAGGACAACGCAAGCGGCCACCCAAAGCGAGCCTTTAGTCATATTTTTGTAATTGTACCCGGCATTACGGTAAGCCCTAGTGGCATTGCCACACTTCATATATTCCGCGCAGAACTTATCTTGTTTAGGCGTAAGATTCCTCATAGCTGCTCGATCTCCACACATTTCTCGTTAGGACACGGGGATATCCCACCCCTAAACATGGCCATTTGTCCGCCCCTTCCAGTTTTCCTTTCAGGTTTGCTTACTGCTTTTTCTGTTCCGTTGACAGTTTTTTCAACCGGCGGGGTGAAAGGTGGTGAAGGTGGCAAAGGCGGTGGTGGAGGTTTGACGTACACCACGCGCCAGGCGGTACGTCCATCAGCCTCAGCTTGCTGAAACTCAGAGCCACCGACAATCCGGTTCATATTCTTTTTCAGCAACCATCCCAGCTTCGAGCGATTAATCACACCGCGTTTTTCCACTGGTAATTCGCGCATTGCATCAAGCAGGTTGGGCTCGTGATACATCGCCGTATCCACAGCCTTGCGCACCGTTGTCGCGGCCGAGCCGAATACCTTGTACCATTCGGTCATCAAGAGTCTGAGCGCATCGCCGTCAGGATCATGGCGAACCTGCTCCAACAATGCTGTGGCTGGATCAGGCTGTCCGAGCCACATCAACGGATATCTGCAAAAGTCTGACCACGCGCCGCCGAAGGTTACAATGCTGTCCGCCGCAGCGCGAGGCATCCCCGCTTTGCGCCATGCCTGGATGATGGTCAGTACCGCAACCACATACTTACCCCGGTTCTGGCGCACCTTATCAACCGGCAAGCCCTTGTAGCTCATCGTGGCCGGTGTCGCGCAGCGCGGGTCAATGTGAATTGTTAGCACGCGCCGCAGCAGATCGCGTATTGGGCCAACGTTGTTACCAGACCCAAGAAACAAGGTACGCGTGCTCACCGTCGCCGCCTTGCTCACGCCCAGAATCCGGTCGGTGATTTGCTCCGCTGTCAGCATCCGCTTGATGGTGCCGTGGGGTATCCAATCGGTGTCCATGTCGTCGAACTCAATCACGGCCGGGCTGGTCAGTAGTAAAGACAGAATCACCTTGGTGGCTTCTTCCGAGGTGGTTGGATAGCTCACCTTGGCATTGCCAGCAGGTCCGGCGAAGGCGCCAATCAGTTCGCAGAGATAGGTTTTGCCGCTGCCGAACACTGGTGCACGAGCGTGAAACCCGGGCGCATAAGGTAGTGATGGGCGGACCACAGCGGTGAAGATCGCCGCCAGAGCAGCGGCCTTATCCGTGGCCGCAACGAAGTGGAACTCGGTAAGCAAGTCTTCCAACAAACACAGCGCAGTCCTTGCTGCATCCGGCGTAGAGTCTGGGATTATAAACTGCCGCGCATCGAACACGCCGAAACGCTGTGTTGTCTTGTCGTAACCTGCCTGCGTAATGAGTTCGCCATCTGACTCGCGGAAGTAGGGTTGCCGCACCACGCCGGCCAGTGGTGGCAGATAACGAAAGCTCTGCGAATCGTAAAGAATAGCCGCGTGCCGTGTCGGGGGATCACAGCGCACCCACTCTCCGCTGCGGCCATCGTATTTTTTCCAGGTTGCAGCAACCGACAGTTCTCGCGTCAGCGCCGGTGCGCTGGTTGGTATAATCGAAGGGTCACCACTGGATGGATCGGTGGCGACAGAGACGATCAAATTGCCCGCCTGATAGTGTCGCCCACGGTTCGCTAGTTCTTTCTCCGCCGCATCTACCACGCAGTGCAGGTCCCCGGCCACTATACGGATTATCGGCTTGTGCCGTGCTTCGGCGTTACGCACCCCAAGGTATTCGAGTAAAGCACTTATGTGGTATTTGTCGCGGTGTGAATGCTGGCAGCAGAATCCACCCAACGGATAGAGCTCATCTGGTTCAAAGTAAGCCGCTCCGGTATCAAGACCGTCGGTGTGCTCATGTACCCATGGGCAGGTGATGTCGTGCTTGCCTGAACCGAGCGGCGTCTTGTACAGGCCACGCGCCTTGAGTGCTACGACGACCGGGTTCTCTGCGGCTTTTGGCGTCAGCACATCGTCGGTGTCGTTGCTGTGCAAGGTATCGCCAGTCGCTGCAGGGGACTTTGCCTTTTTTTTAGGTCTTCCTGCAGGGGCGAGTTCCAATTGCAGGAGATCCACAATTTCTTGTGGCGTATAGCGTTTGTCGGGCAGCCATTTGATCAAATGACACTGGAACTGCGCACCATCTTCATCCGCATACTTTGGCTTTCCATTGATCGCCACAGGTAGTCGCGCCCAGCGACTCAACGGCCCGCTCGCACCTGCATCGCACAGGCCCGAGCCGATCACCGCGTTGAGCAGTCGTACGGCCACTGCCGCATCGGTTAGCGGTTCGGCGAGGATGATTCCGCCCTGATGATTGCCGGGGCTAGTTTCGATCAGCCAGGACAACTCAAAACCTGCCAACCTCTCCAGCGGAACCTTAGTGCCCAAGTCGTCGAGCATCAAAAAATGGCAGGCGGCAAACCGGGTTTTACGTGCATTGAATGAACCATCGTCGCCAGGATAGAAGCTCGAACAGCCAATATAGTTGTTATTCGTGGTGGAGAGGTTGACGGACACCTGATCGACACGAATGGCTGGCCACCCGCCTTGACCGGGGTCGCCACTCTTTGAGCACATCGCCGCGAACGCGCCTTCAGGTAGGAGTGGAAACACCGCAGCCACAAAATCGGCATTGGTTATCTGGGAAATATGTCCAGTTGGGATGGTATTCTTTGGAACACCGTCTTCGCCGCCTTTACCTTCTTTGGCCGGTTCGATTGGGGAAACTGTCATGGGAGTATTCATCATTGCCTCCTTACGCGACACTCTTGCGTGCTGCTTCCAGTTTAACCACCAAGGCGCGGATCTCTTCATCGGTCTTGCCAGCAATGCGTGCCTCGTTGATCGCCGCAACTTCCTCGGATGGCCAGCCCACGGCCCGCTCCCCAAGGCTCACTGGCTTTGTCCATAGCCCTTGAGCAATGCGGAGATAGAGAGTGGAGCGTGGATAGCCGGATTCTGCTTTAACCGTCGGGAGTCTAAGGATGGTCTTGATCATAATGATACCTTTCTGAAAGTGATGAATGACTGTGAAGTCTGGGTGAACTTTCTGAGAATCACTATCGTTGGGCGATTTGGGCGATACAACCCCAGAACGATGTTGGGATGGTCGGAGACTATTGCAGTAAAAACAGGTAGTTACGTTTATTTGGTATTTGTGAAAAAGTGATAAAAAATAATTGGCCTTGCCGGAAACGCAGTGGTGGCGGGGTGTGCGGCTGGGCGCAAAAATTCCGCCCAACTATTTTACGTTTATTTTTTTATTTTTTCATATTTTTGCGGATGGTTTCCGCATCGCGACCATGGGCAATGTCCATCTTGGCAATTTTCTGTGAACACCAGAGATCGGAGTTATCAGGGCTCTTACGCTTCAAGATTCGGTATTCTTTCTGCCAGCTTACATACATGGCATGAGT